AGTTGAGTTTTCTAAACCAGCATCAATCGGTTGTGGGGTTGGATCAGCAGGTGGCTGTATCAATGATTCAATATTATCTACGCCTAAAGCAGCATACATTCTTCTGTATGCTTCATAAACTCCATTAGGTCCATGCACTTGTGGATTTGATTGCACCATTTGCAATAATTCCTGAGCCATAGATATCCTTTGTGATTGTGAGAATATATTTGGATCCGAAACTGGTATTACATCGACACGGTCATCAAAATCTTCTCCTTTGATGGTTCGTGGTCCTGATCCTGTTTCAAATACATATTCGGGTGGCAAGTATTCTTGGAACACTTTTGCTAATAAACCAAACTCTAGTCTTTGTGAATAATGCAATCTTTTGTGAATCGCTGACATAACTTTGGTTCCTCTTTCTAGAAGAGCAACGGTTGTGCCTACTGGCATAGCTTGGTTAACATCGCCAATGTTCATGTCTGCGATAGCAGCAAATCTTTTACCTGAATCCACTAATAAACCAAGCAAACTATATAAAACTTGGCTTGGCTCTTTTATTGGAAGCGGTATTAAATTTTCTCTTAAAGAACCGCCTGTTGTATCAATGTCACGAAATTCACCAGGCTGTAAGGGAGATGCCTCATCCCGTATTCTCATCCCCCTAGCCTTAAATCCTGCTGGTAAGTTTGCTAAAGTTCCTGCATCTATCAACTGTCTCAAAATAGAAGTAGATGCTTTTGCTAATCCGCCTATCATGTGAGATAAGCCTAGACCGTAAAAGCCAAGACCTGGTAAAAACTTATACTGAACAAAATAATTAATCTTGTTCTTCATTGGATCTTGTGGGTTATAGTTTCTACGAATTGCTAAAACTTTTTCTGATTGTTCATCAATAGTAACAATGTAAGGTAATTTTAATCCTGTAGATTCACCGTTTTCATCTTTATCCTCAAAACCCTCAAGATCAAGGATGGTGTGCACTTCATAAATAGTTCTATTCCTATGCTCGGTATAAGACGGATGTATTCCTTGAATATCGTCTACTTCATCATTTACTTCGTTTCTGTCGGCTAAATAACTATTTTCAGGAATATCAATATCAGCATAAAAACCGCTGAGTTGTTGTTTTTTGACTTCATTCATTGACATGCTAATAGCATGAGTAATTCTTTCGGCTGAGAATAAATCGGTTGCTTCGTAAGGAACAATTAAATCTTGCGGTGGAATAAATTTTGCAACGGCTCTGTTTAAAACAAAATCAAAATAAATTTTCTTAAAAGAAGATCCTGCAAGCGGTAAATAAAACAAAAGCTGATCCAATTCAGGATCGTATTCTTTCATAATGTTCATAATGTAAAAATTCATGAACTCTTTTACTCTATCTGCTTGACTTTCTACTTCAGCAGTTCTTTGACCTATGATTTGTGTTTTGACTGGTCCTTGAGCTGGTAACATTTCTTTATAGCTTTGTGCTTGGAATTGAGTTACTGCTTCGGCTAGTATTGGGTGAATAACGCCACTAGAACCTTCAAATGGTTCTGATCTTTGTTCATCAAACTTCATGCCTAGATATTTCAATCCGTCAACATAAGTTTTTTCCCAATCACCTCTTGATTGTTTGTCTGATTCAATAGATTGCAATAAATCACTAGAAAGACTTTCTAGTGCATCGTCACTAACAAAATCTACTAAGTTAGCATTAAAATCAGGTTCAGGTTCTACTTCTTCAATTTCATCATCAATAAGAAGTTCTTCTTCATTAATAAGAATTTGAGCAGCATCTTCTATTTCTTCTTGTCTAGTTTTTTCTACGGGTACGGTTACCTCTGTAGAAAGGTTTTTAAGGTTTGGATCCGTGTAATCTCTTTTTTCAACAGCCATATTATGTTTCCACTTTATCATCGGTTATAGGACCACCACTTACCCAAGCATTGCAAGTTCTTTTGCTTGCACACTTGAATTTAAGGAATTGACAATAGCCGAGATCTCCCGCCTCAATGACATCCCAAGGATCATCTAATCCTTCGGTTCCTATTCCCTCTGATATACATTCTAATATTTTTGTGGTCTGATTAAAAGCTGCACAATTTAAACAGCGTGAACCTTTGGTTCTTTCCATTGAAGTATTCCATAAATCGGCTTTATCTTGCCAAAACTCAGGATCTACTTTGTACGGGTTTAGAGGTCCATAACCATATTCTTCTATGGCTTCTTGTCTGTTTTCTAAATTTATGTCAATATCTTGTGTAGCAATTGGGCAACCGTTCTGCATTTGATCGACAGGTATGCCTTCGTCACCATGCCGTTCTTTGCTATCATTGATGATAGTAATATGTATAACAGTTTGTTTTTCCATTAATAGTAAACAGTCCTATTTTTTCTTAGTAATTGTACCTCATCTTCGTAATCTTCGTATAAAGATACGAAGCCACCCTGCCTAAAACGCATCAAAGCCATGGTTGCACTATCGGCTAAGTCATCGTTATCTCCGTATGGGAAACTAGCCATTTCTTCTATAACTTCATCGGCAAACTGTCTATCGGGTGCCCAAACCATTCCTGATTCAAATATCGGTGCAACCGAGTTCATTCTTGCAATTTTATCTTGACCTCTTGATGGCGAGTATTCAGATATGGGTATACCCATTCTTCTAAGCTCATGAGCAAGCGGTGTTCCTGTTGCTTTTGCTTCAATTAAAACACAATCGGGATTCCAATATTTGTACTCTTCCATAGCTATTTTCTTTAAATCAGGAAAATCGACACGGAACTTTTTAGCATCTAAAAGAATGATTTGTTCAGCAGAACCTTCTTCGGGTTCAAATATAGCCCATGTGGTAATTGCAGAATAGTCAGCGGTTTCTTTTTTAGAATAAGCCGTATCCATTGACATAATTACATAAGAGTAGGGTGGAATATCTTCATCTTCCCAACGGTTCCACCATTCTCTTTTGATAATAGATCCCTCTTCAGCGGTTGGGTTTTGCATCCACTGAGCATTCCATTTACCAACGGGTAAAGATGCTTTAACCGAAAGTAGTTCTTCTTTTTTCCAAAATTCTCCCCACAATGGTTCTTCTGATTCAGGCATAATTGCAGGAAACTCTACAATCTCCCACTGATCTGCGTGTTCTTCGGGTTGTTTTTTCAACAGCTTACCCACAAGATCTTTAGTAGACCAACGAGTCATGACGACTATTATGGTACCGCCAGGCTGTAACCTCTGCCTAGGACCTGAGGTGTACCAATCGTAAGCCGACTCCATTGCCCTTGGAGAGAGAGCATCTTGTTCAGAATGCGGATCATCAATAATCAAAAGATCAGCACCACGACCTGTAATCGCACCACCTACGCCAGCATAGAAGGCTTCACCGCCTTTATTGGTTGTCCAACGACCAGCTGATTTGTTATCGGATGATAAATAGACATCAGGAAAAACTGTTTTATAGTCAGGTAAATCCATCAAATTTCTGACTTTACGACCAAAGTTAACAGCAAGTTCTGCGGTGTGGGTTGATTGAATTATTTTTAAATCGCCTCTATGTCCCATCATCCATGCGGGTAAATAGATAGAAGAAAACTCTGATTTAGAGTGTCGAGGTGGCATACAGATAATGAGTCGCTTTAGCTTGCCTTGTGCAATCTTATTAAACTTATCTGCAATAATTCTATGATGTCTGCCTTCAATAAAACCAGTTCCCCACATGTGTTTTACAAAAGCCATAAAATCTTTTTTGCAAGATTCTTGTTTTTCTAATTTGTCGTAGCGTTCTAGTAAAGCAACTGCTTCGGTTTTCTCTTGTTCAGAGAGAAGGTCAAAATCTTTTAACGAAATCTCATTCATCTTTAAAGTTGGGCGGGTGTGTGGTTATGATGATGAAAGAAGGGAATTATGCCCCGCCCTGCACAATTTGAATAAGTATAAACGAAATTATATATGTCGCCAATCTTTTCCTTCAAATAGCAAAGCCTCTGCTTCTCTTCTTCTTGTTAAACCAGCCAATACTTCTCCATTAGCCTTGTTCCATCTTTTAATTTGGTTAGGCACATCATTGTATTCGTTGTTATTTAATTTTTTTAATAAAGTAGATGATTTTAAATTTGCAGGTCCTAAGTTGTATACCCAAGATACTAAGGCATCAAATTGATGTTGGTTTAGATCTACATGCACATAATCGTTTATGTACTTTTCGTATTCTTCTTCAAGTTCTCTTTGCAACATGTAATCAGCTTTTTCTTGTGTCCATTTGTCGCCCTCTTGAACTCCTTGGGTTGAACCGTAACCTATAGTCCAAACACCAGCTGCACATTTGTATGCTTCTAGTTCGCATCCTTCAAAATGTTTTATTAATTCAATTCCCTCGTCTGATATGTGCATATTAGTCCTCCTTACTAGGCGTGTTAGAAGCTCCAAAATAAAACGAAATAACTGCACTTGCTAATCCTCCTAAATAGCCTAAGACTAAATTAATAAGTGCTTCAGAATTTTGTTCGGGTGGTTGAATGGTGACCAAAAATATATACCCAAGAAAGCCACCAACGGTTGCAATACCCATGATTCTAGCAGTCCAGTCTTTGCTGAACTTTCCTCTAGCATCTTGTTTGTCTTGGGTTTCAAGTTTAAATATATCAACATCCAATTCTTTCATTTGAATCTCAAATGCTTGTTCAGCTCTTTTGAGTTCCATCATTTGTTCAGGTGTCGCTTGTTGTATCGCTTTATCAATGGCTTTGGGATTGTTTTCGCATCCTAAAACATCGCAAATAACTTTGCTTGCCATGCCACCTAAAGGTCCACCAAGTGCTGATCCGAGTGTCGGAGCAACGGAACCAACTACATTTTTTAATAATCCTTTTAACATATTATTTCCAAGTATAAATTTCTAATGGCTCGCTTTTGCCTTTGACCATTATAGGTTCTAATTTTAGCAAATGATAGCCACACAAGTTTTCTGTGCTCTTGCCAATAAGTATATTGACACCGCATTCTTTGGTTGCAGATTCGAGACGAGCTGCTGTATTTACTGCATCGCCTATTGCTGTGTAATCAAATCTGCCTTCGGATCCCATGTTGCCAACTATAGCCTCTCCCGTGTTGATGCCAATACCTATTGCAATTGGTGGTAAATCTTCTGATTGCAGTTCTTGATTCAAAAGCTCAATGTTTTTCATAATTTCAACGCCACATTCTACAGCTCTTTTAGCATGGTTGAGCATGTCTAACGGTGCATTGAATATAGCCATCATTGCATCCCCTATGTATTTATCTACCATGCCCTCGTATTTTTGTACTGCTCTTTGTTGTGCTGTTAAAACTTTGTTCATAATGTAAGTAACTTGCTCAGGTGATACGCTTTCTGATAAAGCGGTAAAACCTCTTAGATCAGTAAAGATAAATGTACAAGTTCTTTTTTCGCCACCAAGTTTTAAAAGTTCAGGATTTTGTTGTAGTTTTTTAACCTGCCTTGGATCAAGATAGTGTTCAAATTGTTTTTTAATTTGTTGTCTGAGTTTAAATTGTTCTCTGAATCTTAAGTAAAAAGCCAGTGCTCCAATAATAAAGGTTGAGATAAATGCCCATGTAACATCAATAAGTAGCCCGTTTTTAATTAAAGTTGAGCCAGCAACTGCTTGGGTTATTAAAATAAAAACAAAACTTATGGCACTTAGTGCTATGCCAAAATAGGTCAAGCATAGCCAAGCTATAATAATAGATATAAAAAATATGAATATTTCAACCGCTAGACTATAATCAGGAATATATGGGGAATCTTCTATTAAAATTGATTCAGCCAACGCTGCTTGTATTTTG